CTGCGAATTTCTCCAGGCCATTCCACCCTCCATTGACCGGATTCGATTTCGCTCGCCGAAGCCCGTACCATAGAAAGGTAAAGGCTCAGTAGAGTAACGACATCGCGGGTATGATATCGCTGCCCCATAAGTTCTAGAAGCACCTCGTAGCCCTGCTTGCTAGACAGAGCAAATCCTCCGAGACGAACTAAACTCCATGCCTTATCGGGAGCATGGTGCCTCTCAGTGAACCAGATGTGCTTGTAGACTTCCTGCTTCGGTCGGTTTGGCCTTCCCTTGTGCCAATTGTGACCGACGAAGTATGGCGAAGTACCTGGGCTAGCTTTAACCCAGTTATCACGCACGCCACTCTTGTCAGGGTTTACGGTGAAATTAAGCTCCGCAGCCATGGACGCAATGTCATCTAATTTCAGAGACTGGTCCGACATGATTAGCGAATCATCACCCATAACCAAGAGTTGCTCATTGGACAAAGTGCGTCCCGTAAGCCGAAACCACGCATAGTTCGAAACGAGTAGGTTAATCAAACTACCTACAAGCGAAGTGAACGTGGCACCAGATGGAATACCCTGGTGTACCTGATAAATATAACCATCAGGCATAACGATGCGCGAGTGAACGAAATCGTTTGCGTATCGCCAGTAACAGTCCTCCTCGATGTCTGTCATATCAAGCTTGTCAGCTATCAATTTAAAGACATCCATGATTATGAATTCTGGCACACACGCGTCGAACTTGGAGAAGTCCAGTTCATACGAGAACTTGTGAGCTCCACGCATTGAACTGATTATCGCTCCACGTTCCGCAGAGGTGAGACCCCACGTGAACGGACGCTTTCGAGCCAGCGAACCCTGGATGGGTTCGGAATAACTCTGACCCAAAATAGTCGTAGCGATCGCCGCCATCCAAACGAGACGAGTTTTTGGATTAACGACCCCAGTATCAGCCCGAACGCCAAACTGAACACGGCGGCCAAAGAGATAAGGGTCAAAACCCCGTTCTCCTGCGCGTATGCGTTCAGCCAAGCGTAGCCCCTTGGCCTTCGCCAAGTCATTAGAGCTGAGATAAGGAAGGCTACTGAAAGAATTGTCATGGACCAGCGTATCCACAACGACCTCCAGCGATAAAACCCGTCGCCTTCCGCCAACAGCACCGAGTGCACGACGGACCGAAGAAAGCGCTGCTCTGTATGCAGCCCTGCTGTACGATCCACCGACGGTGTTAGCCTTAGTTCCATCGAGTCGAACTCCGGGGGTAGTTCTCCCGTATGAAGAGCGTAGGTCGCTAGGAACAGGTCCTTTGGACTGTATTGCTCGAGATCGTCTTTGGTCTTCGGCACTGGCACGTGCACGTACAATGGAACCTTGGGGGGTTCCGTCTCCTCCAGTCGCTCCTGTTGTTGGGTGTAGATCTGTACGTCGTCCGTCTCCGACCTGAAAGCTGGCCTGAGTGGGTATTGTTCGCCCGTACTTGCGTAGGGATTCGAACGCCCAGTCTTCTCCTGTGACACTTCGGTTCTCCTCTGGTTTAAAGGAGACGCCCGCATCTAGGAGCCATGACACGTTGTGAGCATCAGTTGCAGGTTTCACAACCGCGCGATTCAACGACGACAGAACTTCAGCGAGACGTTTATTTCTCGCCTGCGAACTGTACTTACGAAGCCGATCTACCCCCGGGATGGGAGTGAAAGGGTTCGTGTCCTCATGGACTGACATGCTGCACCTCCAATCGTGTCGTCATGGTGTGGGATACAGTGAGGGTTCGACTCGCCCATGGGTTCACTGTACACTGATGTGTTACCACATCGTAACGTCAACTCCTTACAGATAGTTGACAGCACACTGTATTCAGGCTAGCCATGACCTGAGTGCATAGTACGATATGAGCGTCACCCGCTGTGGTGATGTAAT